TTCAGCACGGCGTCCGCCGTATCTTTGACCTCTTCGGCAATCGCCGCGGACACCGATTCCGTGTAGCTCTGCAAGGCGTCGACGATTTCGCCGGCCAGCCGGTCGATTCGTACGTCAACCATCGCCCTCAGCCCTTTCGCAAGTCAGTTCGATTTCCTCAATGCCTGTAGCGTACGCCCGGAGTACCCGGTACCGCACGCCGTCCTCGTACCGAACCAACCGCTGGCTGCTGTATTCGAAACGGTGGATACGGAAAAGGACTTCCGGGCGCAGCCCCGTCTGGGCAGCGCTGTAAAACTCGCTGCGCCCGACAGAAAGCTCCTCGCAGAGTACGGGCAGCTCGACCTCGACGGGTATTTGTCCACCGTATCCGTCGTCCGCGTACTCTGAACTGATAAGGATCAATTCGTGATCGTAGCTCATGGCGGCGCACCTGCCGATGGATCAGGCACGGGTTTCCCGGCGTGGATCATCAGATTATGCAGCCGGTATTGCAGGTGTCGCGGCATCGCTCCGGAATCATCGCGGCTCTGGTACCGCCAGGCTGCGTAATCCACGCAGAACATCAGATGATAGGAGTTGGCCGCATCAAGCACCAACCCCTTCTCGTCTTCCAGCTCAGTGACGACCGATTTCGCGATGACTTCGAGGTAGGTGTCGCGCACCGCCGTCCGAATAGCCAGCCGCTCCTTAACCAGTCCGAGGATCGTCGCGACGTCCATGTTACTCGCCCTCCGGTTCGCCGTCCTCAGACTCTTCGACGATCAGCGGTTCGCCCCGCTTGTTTTCGGCGCCGGACAACTCGTCAATCCGCGCCTTCTTACCTTTGCCGGCGCGAGGGTATTTATCCCCCGCCCGATAAACATGGCCACCGTCCTGCAGGTCAGTAAAATCCTTGATGACTACGTGAGACATATAGTTCAGCTCCCTTTCGGTTTAGATTTCAGAACCTTACGCGCCTTCCGGCAGCCCTTGTGTAGTCGCGGCTGCGCTGATCGTGATGACCGCGAAGTATTCGACATAAACCGGCTTTCCGTCATAGCGGGCAGTGCCCTTAAAGACCGTTTGATCTTGGATGAAGCGAACTTCTCGCGAGCTTTCGACCTTCACGCCGGCGCGTTCAGCCAGCATGTACTTTTTGAAATCGCCGATGATGATCTTGTCGACCGGCGCATACTGCGAGAAGACGATGCGTGTGCCGTCCGGCATAACCGGGTTAGCTGCCGTTTGCACGACGATCTTGCCGTCCGCTGTCTTAACGAGCGTTTGCGGCACGATGTACTTGTAGTACGTGGAGCGGCGCATAACCGCGATGACTTCCTCGATTGGCGCGCCGTCCTCGCCGTCGTCGATCAGAGCCATGTGCGTGACCAAGATCGAGAGGTCGCTGCTGCTGGTCACGTTACGATCAGCTTCGGATGCCAGCGCAGTCACGACGCCGAGCGGCTGCTTTGCGGCTGCGCCGGTACCGATCAGGATCGCTTTATCCAGCGACTTGCCGATCGCCATCGCCAAGCGGCGTTCCACGAAGTTCGCCAGATCGATCATGCTGTCTTCCAACAGAGCGTTGCAAAGCGGGATGAAACCGCCGACCTTGAATCCGTCGAGTTCCGTTTGTTCGAACCCATCGGCCAGTTCCTGAACCGGATCGCACATTTCGACCCAGATTGCTTCCGGGATCGCGCCGTCGAGGATGATGCGCGCGTCACCGTTGAGCGGAACGACTTCGACCTCGCGGTAAAGCTTGCTGAAATCACCGATCCGCACCCGGATCATGTCGACGACTTCGGTCGGAATCAGTGCGTCCGTACCGGAGAGCGCGCGGTTTTCTTTGACGGCCGTCGCCAGCGTCGTGTAGAACTCGCGGACGGCCGGCTGGTTCAAGCGTTCGAGCATTTGCGAACGCGTTTCGTATCTGTTTACACCTCTTACTGTCATTCCGTTTTCGCCTCCTTGGGTTCTGGATCTTTCGTTTTGCGCCGGTGCCGGCGTAGGCGCCGGATTGTTCGGCGGAGCGGCGCTATTCAGCTTTTCGAGTTCGCCTTCCAGTTCTGCGATCTCGGTTT